CTTTACCCCGCGTACTTCCGCAAACTCAAGATGGCCGTTTAAGGAGGGCATGAGACATGCGTGACTTTTATTCGAATGTGGCCGCTGTCATTGCCCTTGCCCCTGCCGTCCAGGCCGCAGCCGTGGAGGGTGCAACGGTCGATCTGTCCGAAGCATCGGGCGTCGTGTTCATGCTCAATACCGGCGCTGTGGCTGGTGCCGGTGACTTTGGCGCGAAACTGCAAGAGAGCGCAGACGGTGCCGCATGGGCTGATGTGGCGGCGAAATATGTGCAGTCGAACGCCCCGGCGACGCTGGAAGCGAACAAGACCTACCGCCTCGGGTACACGGGCAAGCTCAAGTTCGCGCGCATTGCGCTGACAAAGGCGGGTGGAACGTCCATCGCTGCGGGCGCTGTGGCTGCGCTGCGGCCTCTTACGCGGCCTGTTCCCTGATGCCCTATAAGCCGCCTCGGATATGCAAGTGTGGTGCGCTAACCCCTGCGGGCGCGCGCTGCACATGCGACCGGGCGGCGGATGCAGAGAGGAAGGCGCGCTTTGATGAGAAGCGCCCTTCATCATCGCGGCGGGGCTACAACGGGAAGTGGGAGCGCGCCAAGTCGGCTTGGCTCGAGACGCACACCCGCTGCCGCAGATGCGGCAAGCCCGCAACCGTGGTGGATCACATAACCCCGCACAAGGGAGATATGGCCCTCTTCTGGGACCGTGCCAACTGGCAACCCTTGTGCGCCCCTTGTCATAACGGCGCGAAGCAACGGGAAGAGCGCCGCAACCTGAGAGGCTAGAGCTATGGCTGTGTTTTCCGTGAAAGGGTCGATCATCTCGATTGGTGGTGCATTGGCTATGCAGGCCGATGACTTCGAAGCATCTGACTTCACTTCGCAAACGTGGGTGCCTATCGCAGAGCCTGAGAGCATGGGTACGGCAGGCGATGCTGCGGCAGAGCTGACCTTTGATAGCGTCACCGCTGGCCGAACCCGCGTCTTGAAGGGTGTGACCCGCGCCCCTGCAATGGAGCTGACCTTTGGCGCTGACTATGCCGACGCTGGCCAAGCTGCCTTGCGCGCTGCCTTCCTTAGCCAGAGCGATTACGCGTTCAAGATTGAGTTGGCTGATAAGCCTTCGTCTGGTGCATCGCCCAAGAACTCGCAGCGCCTCTTCATCGGCAAGGTCATGTCCATCAATGATACCTTCGATGGCATTCACAAGCTGACTGCCACCGTGCAGCCGAACTCTAACATCGTGGCGGTCAACGCGTCGGCCACGTGATCGACGCGGGGCGGGGGGTGGTCTTCGACTTTCCGCCTCATCGGGGGACCGGCGCGGGGTGTCGCGCGCGATATTTGCGGGAATTGGAGTTTTTCGGGCTATGGCAACGGTTTCGCTTGAGGAAATGCGGGAATATCTCGCCTTCACTGATGACCTTGGCACGGCTGATGACGACATGATCACCCGCATCATCGATGCGGCAGAGGCTCATATCGACCGGCTGTTAGGTTTCAAGATGGGCGCGACCTATGGCGGCGAAGGTCAACCGGCGCTGCCTGCTGATCTGAAACAAGGCGTCATGATGCTGGCTGCGCACTGGTACGACAACCGCGACGGCACGGCAGATGCCCGCGCGCAGATGCCTTTCGGGGTCGCCTCGATCGTCAATGAGTATCGGGAGTTTACCTTCTGATGAATGACGGCGGGCTTTCCTCTTTCAAAAGGCGGATGCAGGCTATCCCCAAAGCGGTGCGCGACGCGGTCGCGCCCGCCCTGGTATCGGCTGCGGAGGATGTGGCGGAGGCGCAGCGCGCGCTTGCGCCCGAGGATACGGGCGATTTGAAAGCCTCGATCACGGTGACCGGGCCGGGGCAGTCAACCCCGCCCTATAGCCAACCGGGCGGGTCGATGGTGGTACCAGAAAACAAAGCCGCCGTGACGGTCGGAAGCCCTGATGTGCGCTATCCCCATTTGCAGGAATACGGCACGGCGCATCACGCCCCGCAGCCGTTCTTCTGGCCGGGGTTCCGACTGAGCCGCAAGCGCGCCCTGGCGAAGATCAAGCGCCGGATCGGCAAGGCTGTGAGGGACGCGAAATGATGCCAGACGTAGCCGTGCAAAAGGCCATACGCGCCCGCCTCATCGCGTCCTCTAACGTGGTGGCGCTGGTTCCTGCGGCCTCGATCCTAGACCGGCACGAGCGCCCCGCGCCCCTGCCCTCGATCATCATCGGCGAAAGCGACGGGGTCGATCCGGGCGGGAGCATCCAGCGCGCTTTGACCAGGGTGACGCATACCCTGCATATCTGGAAACAGGAGCCTTCCTTTGAGGGCGTGAAAACGATCTGCGGCGCGGTCCATTGGGCCTTGTTCGCGCATCGCCTCGCCCTGCCTGACCCGGCTTTTCATTGTGTCGATTGCCGCGTGTCTGCCGCCCGTTATCTGCGCGACCCTTCCGGCGACGTTTCGCACGGGGTCATGCATGTCGAAGTCCTTGTACATGGGGTGCGGACATGAAGGCCGGTAGCCTGATCCATACGATTGCCGTTCAGCGCCTGAACCCGAGCGCGGTGAATGACTTTGGAACCGTGGTCGCTGCATGGGATCACGTGGCGCTGATGCGGGCGGAGCTGGTGAAGATCACCGGGACGGATGCGATCAAGGCGCGCGGCGCGTCTGATGATCTTTCGACGGTCTTTCGGGTGCGGAACAAGGTGGCGATCACGACCGCCGATAGGGTGGTTTATCGCGGCAGAGCTTACCGCATCCGGGAGCTGGTCGAGATCGGGCGGGCGAATGGCCTCGAGCTGCATTGCGAGACATTCACGGAGCCGGGCGGATGAGGGGAACGAAGCCGCATATCAGGATTGAACGGGAAGGGCTGGAAGATCAGCCCGCGCCCGAATGGCTGTCAGCCGACGCGCGCGGCGAATGGGATCGGATCGTTCCCGTCCTGGCACAGCGCAAAATCCTGACAACGGCAGACTTGGGCCTAGTGGAAAACTACTGCGCCGCGATGGGGATGGTCCGCGAGTTGGAACGGGAAATCCAGAAGGTCGGGGCGGTCCAGAAAATCTACGCGATCGACAAGGAAGGGAATTCGCGCTTGGTCAATGTTCGCAAAAATCCGGCTGTGGCTATTCAGTCGGACTACATGAACAAAGCCCGCATGATGGCGGCGGAGCTGGGCTGCACCCCGGTTTCGCGGTCGCGTCCTTCCGTCCAGGACGACGATGACGGCGACGATCTCTTTTCGTGGGAGGGGTAAGCGATGCTGCGCCCCGCTTGGCTCGATCACCCCGAGGATATCCCCGACCCGCTGCGCTACGGCGAACGGGCGGTCAAGTTCCTGCGCGCCCTGCGCCACCCGAAGAACCCTGCACCCGGCCACCCGTTCCAGCTAGACCCGTGGCAAGAGGCTATCGTGAAAGCGATCTACGGGCCGCGCAACCCAGATGGAACCCGCGTGGTTCGGCGGGTGGTGCTGCTTCTGCCTCGAGGCAACCGCAAGACCTCGCTTTGTGCCGCCCTGACCTTGCTTCACCTTATGGGGCCGGAACGGATGCCGGGGGGCCTGATTGTGTCTGCCGCCTCTGCGCATGAGCAGGCGATGGAGCTGTTCCTAGAGGCCGCGATGATCGTGGAACATGACGCGCGGCTGAGAAAGCGCCTTGAGGTCCGCGAATATGTGTCGCGCATCGCCTTCCCTGAAATCCGTTCGCGTTACATCGCGGTCGCGGCGGATGGCAAAGTGCTGCACGGCAAGACCCCGAACGTCATCATCGCCGATGAGCTGCACGCGTGGGAAGGCCGCGCGGGTCGCGCGCAGTGGGATGCCCTCGATAGTGCGCTTGTGAAGGTTCCGGGAACGCTCATGGTTATCGCCTCGACCTCGGGCAGGGGGCAAGAAAACCTCGCATGGCAGACGGTTGACTATGCGATCAAGGTTCAAAAGGGGCAGATCAATGACCCCGCAACCCTGCCTGTCATTTTCATGGCAGAGCCAGAGGACGATTGGCGCGATGAGAGCCTATGGGCTGCGGTTAACCCCGGCATGGCGCACGGTTACCCCGATATCATCGGGTTTAGGGACAAGGCCAAAAAGGCGGAGCATTCGCCCTTAGATCGGGACGGGCTCCTTCAATACAACCTCAACCGCTGGATGGATGCGAGTACGTCGCCCTTTGTCGAGATGCACGTTTACGACCGGGGGGATTGGGAAGTTGACCTGGATGATTTGGAGCTGTCGCAAGCGCCCTGCTGGATCGGCGTTGACCTGTCGAAGAATGACGACCTGACGGCGGTTGTCGCGGCTTGGCGCGATGGCGACGGGTACAAGGTGTATCCGTGGTTCTTCTGCCCCGAGGATGCCTTGCGCGCGCGCGGAGATCGTCATGGGGTCGATTACCTGTCGTGGGCCGAGGATGGATACATCATCCCGACCAAGGGCAATACGGTCGATCTGCAAGCGGTCGAGGATCATATCCGGGAGCTGTGCGCGCGGTTCCATGTGCAGGAGGTCGCCTTTGACCCGACCTTTGGGCGCTGGATGATGACGCGTCTTGCCGAGGATGGCTTTCCGGTGGCTGAGTTCCGGCAAGGGTGGGTGTCTATGGCGCCTGCGGTCAAGGAGCTGGAAAGGGTCATCCTTGCCGGTTCCTTCCGGCACGGGGGCCACCCTGTCTTGCGGTGGAATTTCGAGAACATCCAAGTGGAAACCGACCGCGCGGGCAACCGCATGTTTCACAAGGCGAAGAGTGGAAACAAGATTGACGGGGCAGTGGCTACGGCGATGGCCGTGGCGCGCGCGGCGGCAGGCGGGGAGCGTTTCGTAACCGCTGCTTCGTGGTTCGATGATGACATGTGGACGGCATGAGGCAGGGCGATGAGTAACGCAGACGAACGCTTAATCGTGATGCTCGAGGCCCGGATTGCCGAGTTCGAAAAGCGTATGCAGCAAGCCGAGCGGCGGGGAGAGCGTACCTATACCGGCCTGCGTGGGCGATCGAAGACGGCAACGCAGGCCATGGAAGCCGACATGAAGCGCGCCTCGACCGGCGTGAACCAGAGCCTAGCATCGGTCACGGCGGGCGTCGGCAAGTTCGCTGCGGCCTTCGGGGTCGGCTTCCTTGCCGGGGGCGCGGTGGCCGCGCTTGAAGGCATAGCAAGAGCAGGCAGGGAAACAATCCGCGCCATTGCAGAAATCGGCGATGAGGCGAAGCGGGCGGGCGTAGCGGTCGAGGCTTTTCAGGAATGGCGCTACGTGGCGGAACAAAACCGCATTAGCTTCGATGCCCTGACGGACGGCTTCAAGGAAATGAACCTTCGGGCGGATGAGTTCGTCCAGACGGGCGCGGGGCCTGCGGCGGAGGCTTTTGCCCGCCTCGGCTTTAATGCCGAGCAAGTTGCAGAGCAGTTAAAAGACCCGTCCGCGATGATGCTGGAAATCATCGGTCGGCTTGAGGGTATGGAGCAGGCCGCACAGATCCGCATCGCTGACGAGTTGTTCGGCGGGACAGGCGGTGAACGCTTTGTCGAGCTGCTAGAGCAAGGCCAAAGAGGGATTGAGGGGCAGATCGAGCGCGCGCGGGAATTGGGCTTGGTAATGGACGCTGACATGATCCAGAAGGCGCAGGACTTGGACGCGCGGTTCAATGAGGTTTCCGCGCGACTTACTGCCGTCTGGCGCGCGGGCGTGGTCGGGGCCGCTGAGTTTTTCGGGTTCATCGAAGAGGAAAGGGCCAAGCTGGACCTTGTGGCGAATGATGCCGAGCGAGTTATTGGCGAAGTTCTGGCAGGTCAGCTTCAGCAACAAGCCGAAGTCGCCCAAGAGACGGTGGAGATTATCAATAGCCTTGGGTCTGAATACGAAAACCTTGGAGCAGAGGCGGCGGCGCTTTCGGTCGAGTTGAATAATGCCGCACTCGCGATGCAAGGTCTTGGAAATACGGAAGCCGCTGCCGAGTTGACCCGCCTTTCCGCAGAGCTTGGCGAGGCATCGCGAGGCTTTGAGGACGGCACACTTTCCGGCGATCAGTTTGCCGAAAAACTCGGGGAAGTGGTCGAAAACGTTGACCTAACAGTATCGGCGATGGACGAGCTTGATCGCGCAAGTTTGGGCGGCGTTATCAGTTCCGTTCAATCTCTGTTGGGCTGGATACAAGCTCTGCCGGAAGCGGTGGCGATTGCGCGCGATGAAATCCGGTCGCTCGAGGGTATCGGCGGTTCCGCAAGCTTTCCCGGCAAAGAGGCCGATGACATGGGGGTAGGTGCGCCGGTTAGCCCGCTGGCCCCGTCCAGTTCGCCACGTTCCCGCAAAGCCCCTGCGCTGTTGGGTGAGCCGGAAGCCGCAGGTAATGGCCGAGGCGGTCGAGGCGGCGGAGGGTCGCCCCGCATTGAAGCTTTGCTGGAAGAGCTGGCCACAGAACGGGAAATCGTCACCGCTTGGTATGAAGAAAGCCTCGAGCTGATCAACGGCGCAACGGATGCGCAGCTAGAAGCGATCGGTGGGCGGCATGAGGCCCTTGAACGCCTCGAGGCCGAGCATCTGCAACGGCTGGCCGGGATGCGCGACCAGAGCAACAACTACGCCCTCGAGGGTGCCTCTGCATTCTTTGGGGCCTTGGCGACGGTGGCCGCTGCCGGGGGCGACAAGTTCCTTCGCGTGGCCCGTGTGGCCGCTGCGGCGGAAGGCTTGATCAACTCTTATGTGGCATACACGGCGGTCTTGCGTGACCCGCTGTTGCCATGGTTTGCCCGCATCCCGGCTGCGGCAAGCGTCCTGGCGGCTGGCCTTGGCATGGTTTCCGCGATCAAGGGCGGCGGCGGTTCATCGGTAGGGGCAAGCGCTGGCGTGAGCGCTTCGCAGGTGACGCGGGCGCAGCCGGTCCGGTCTGCGCGTCCTGCCGCAGAACCGGCGCAGACGGCCACAAGGACGCAAGAGGCGCAGCCCATGCGGGTGCTTTTGCAAGGGATCGACCCCGGCGCAATCTTCACCGGGCAAGTGCTGATCGATCTAGCTGACGGGCTGCAAAAGGAATTTGGAAATCGGGGCGTTATTCTGGGGGTCGCGCGATGATCTATCTTCAATCGGGCGTCGCTGATCCATTTTCGCCGATGGTCCTTTTCCAAAACCTCTTCGCGCAAGGGACGCTGACGGCCACAAGCACGGCGGCGGGTTCCTTTGTCGAAAACCTACTTGGCCCGCAAACCTTTGACTTTTGGAAGCCCGCCGCCCTGCCTGCGGAATTCTCGGTCACGCTTGCCGCGCCTGCGGCTTGCGACTGCATTGCCCTCGATGCCCATAACCTCGGAACCGCCGGGGCCTCGGTCAGCCTCTATTACAGCGTCACCGATACAAGCGCTTGGGTGCTGATCACGACCATTGCCCCGACTGACGATAGGGCGGCGGCGGTGATCTTCCCGAGCGTGACCGGGCGGCGCTTCCGGGTGGTCATCAATTCCGCATCTGGAACACCCTTCATAGGCATCGCCATGGCGGGCCTGCGCCTGTCTTTCCCTGGCGAAATCCTCGCGCCCTATGTGCCTGCGCAACATGCGGTCAGGGTCGAGCCTTACCCGTCCTTGTCCATGGGCGGACAGTTCCAAGGAAGCCGGGTCAAGTGGAAGGGCGCGCAAATCTCTGTCCAGTTCTCGCCCCTCGCGCGGGCGTGGGTGGATGCGAACATGCGCGCGTTTCAGGCGCATTACGACGCGGTCAAGCCGTTCTTCTGGGCGTCCTGCCCTGGGAAATATCCGCAGGATATCGCCTATGTGTGGCGGGCAGAGGGGGTCGAAGAGCTGCGCCCCGCATATGACGCGGGCGGTCTGCACGGCATGGTGATGATGGAGCTTGCAGCCTATGGCGCGTGAACCGATCACCCTTGTCGAAATCGATATGGACCGCTGCACCCGCACGTTCGGGGTAGCGCCCTGCACCGCCGCCCTGGGGCCGGGAGTGCCGCGCAAGTGCTACAACACCTTCGGCACGTGCAAAGCGAAGGCGGCTTTTGCATCAAGCCCGTTCACCGTGCGCTTTGCGGAACCCCGCGGGAACCTAAAGACCGGGGAGGCTATCTTTCCCGCGGTTCAATCGGTGTCGCTTTTCTCTTCGACGGTGAACATCGCCGGTTCCGATGATCGAATGTCAGCCCTTGGCAGGCGCGCGACCGTTTCCGTCACTTTCCAAGACTTCCCGCATCATGACCGGGGGATCGATCCTTATCAGGCTGACCGGGTGTCGGGCGCGGGGCAGATCGATGAGGCGGGCTATTCCCCGGCAGATCGGGGAACCTTCTTTTCAAAGCTCAAGACGCGGTGGCCGCATTACGGCGGGCGCGCGCTGCGGGTGCTGGAAGGCGATTTGGCCGGCGGGGTTCTGACGATCGAGCGCACACGGCATTTCATCATCACCGATATCATGGGGCCAGATGGTGAAGGGGTCGTAACGGTCGAGGCCAAGGACGTTCTTGACCTCGCGGATAACGCCCGCGCCCTCGCGCCTGCCCCGTCGCGGGGCGTCCTGTCTGCCGATATTCTGGCCGCAGATGGCGGGCTGACCCTTACGCCTGCGGGCGTGGGGGCAGAGTATCCAGCCTCGGGGCGCGCGCGCATCGGGTCGGAGATCGTCAGTTACACGCGGTCGGGTGATGTGGTCACCCTGACCGGGCGCGGCATTGCCGGAACCGTGGCGCGCGATGCCAAGGCGGGCGATACCTTCCAAGAGGTGCTTTGGCTTGACGGTCTGCGGGTGGATGACGCGGTGGAGATCCTGCTTCGGGATTATGCGGGCGTCCCCTCTGCTTTCATTCCAAAATCAGAATGGGCCTCTGAGGTCACGCGCTGGATGCCTGCGGTCCTTCTGCGAACCCATATCGCGCAACCTACCGGCGTGGCCGATCTGCTAGGCGAACTGGCCGTCCTGGGCGTTTCCATCTGGTGGGATGATGTGGCACAGAAGATCGGGCTGAAGCCGAACCGCCCGCCAACCGAAGGCATTACGACACTGACCGAAGCGGCAAACCTCAAGGGCGTTTGGCCTGAGGATCGGAACGAGGACCGGCTGACGGAAATCTTGTTTCACACGGTGCAGATTGATCCGACCAAATCGGCTTCGAACTCTGACAACTTCCGCCGTTCGATCCTAACGATCGACCTTGAGGCCAAGAGTGACTTTGCGCATGGGGATAGCAGGCTGCGCCGCATCTTCTGCCGCTGGTTCGACCAGGGCGCGGATACCGTGGTGCAGCAACTTTCCAAGCGCTTGCTCTTCCGCTTCCGAACCGCGCCGGTTCACGCCCGCATTCGGCTTGACGCCAAGGATGGCGACCTCGGATTGACGGATGTCATCAGCCTTGAAAGCCGCGCTTTCACCGATGACACGGGCAAGGTCACGCCCCGCCTGATGCAAGTTATCAGCCGGTCTGATCCGCTCCACGGCCACGAAATTGAAGTGGTAGCGCAGGCATATGACTTTGCGGGCCGCTATGGCGTGGCAACCGAAAACACCCGTCCGACCTATTCCCTTTCGAGCGCCGCGCAAAAAGCCAACGGCTTTTATGCGGTGGACCCTGTAACCTTGCTCTTTCCCGATGGGACAGGGCCTTACGTGGCGAGCTGATCAATGCCGGAATACATCCCATATACAACAGACGAGTATCAGCCCGAGGCCCCGGCAACCGCGCTTCATTTCGCGCGGTGGTTTCAGAATTGGGAAGCTGGCTTTGAGGGGGCACCCGGTGCGCCTAAAGTTGCAGGAGCTGCCTTAGGGGGCGTCTATCTTGGTTTTATAGACCGTGTGGACACTACTACGCCTCAAGGTTTTAACGATCTGGGGCGATGGAGGACAATAATCCTGCACGGCAGAGTAGGCACTGCTACAACCTCAACTGACGTTCAAATCAGGTTTTCTTCCGACAACGGGGCAACTTGGAGTGCTTGGACGATTATTGTCGATGGCGCTTCTGCCGTCCGCAATGTTTTCTGCGTAATTAGCGTTGAAAAGCAAAATGATATAGTCCGTGTCAACGGCATCAACGGGACGGCGGCTTTTGATAACGTTACTTCTGTTTCCATACCTGATGATGCGAATGCCTTTCAGTTGTCATTTACTAATTCAGGCAGTTCCGCAGCTCTTAAGCTGCACACTTTTATAATGGCAGGTGATCCATGATTGACGGAATTTTGATTAGCGCAAAAACTGGGCAAGTTTTTGGCAGCGACCCACCGATTACAAACAAGCAAGAGGAACAGATTAAACGAAACAATTATTTACTCGCGGTTAATTTAGAGCGCGACCGTCGCCTTGCCGCTGATTTCGAATTCAACGGCAAGCAATATCAGCGCGACCCAACAAGCCTTCAAAGGATTACCGGGGCCGCGACGTTGGCGGGCTTTGCTATAGCCGCAGGCGCGCAGCCGGGAAATCTTCGCTGGGCTAATCCCGAAAGCGATTTCGGGTGGATTGCCTCGGACAATACGATCACGGCCATGGATGCGCAGACATGCTTCGCATTCGGCCAAGCGGCGGCGGCAGTTGAAACCCGACTGATATTTGCGGCCAAGGCCCTGCGGGAAATGGAACCGATACCCGCTGATTACGCGGCAGATGAGTGGTGGAGCTGAGCGGGCGCATGAATAACAGAACGGGGGCAAACTTGGATAGGGTAACGAATGGCGTCGCGGCGGGTGGCGTTTCAATGCCGGTGTGGTTCCCGGCGTTGCAGGATGTATCGGGGGCCGCTGTGCATCTGGTGCCGATCCTGTCGGCGCTGTGGCTTGCCGTGCAGATCGTCACGCATATCAGGCGGGGTCGTAAAGGATGAGCAAGCTTAAGGCATCCGCCGTGCTGCTAGCCGGGGCCGTGGCCTTTGTCGGCGCATGGGAGGGGCTTTCGCTGGTTGCCTATCGGGACAGTGTCGGGGTGCCGACGATCTGCTACGGGTCAACCCGAGGCGTGCGGATGGGTGACCGGGCAACGCGGGCGGAGTGTGACGCAATGTTTACCGCCGATCTCATCCGCCATGAAACCGGGATGCGCGCCTGTATGCGCCGCCCTGATGCAATCCCGGACGGGGCATATCTCGCCTTCTTGTCCTGGACCTACAATGTCGGGACGGGCGCGGCCTGTCGATCGACACTCATGCGCCATGTGAACGCGGGCAACCTGCGCGCAGCCTGCGAAGAGCTGCCCCGATGGAACCGGGCGGGCGGGCAAGTGCTGCGCGGCCTGACCAACCGGCGCACATCCGAACGGGCGATGTGCCTCGAGGCCGTCCTGTGATGCGCGTCATCGCGGCCCTGTTGGTGCTGGTCGCGCTGCTGGCCGTCCAGACATGGCGGCTATCGGAGGCGCAGGCGGCGCGCGATCTCGCCCAAGCGCGGGCGCAGAGCTTCGAAGAGGCCGCGCGGGTCCATGCGCGGCATGTGGCACGGCTGGCCGAGGCGCAGGCGGAGGCGGCGGCGCTAGATCGGGAATTGCAAGAGGGGGTCGGGGCCGATGCGCCTTTGTCTGATTATCTGCGGGGCGGTGCTGGCCGGGTGTGGCCCTAAGCCCGCCTCGATCATCCCGCCCGATCTGCTAACGCCCTGCGCCGGATGGCAGGGCAGAACGCCCGCGACCGAAGGGGAGCTGATCCGCGCCGGGGCCGCAGAGCGCGCAGGAAGGCTCTGCGCCAATGGCAAGCTGTCTGCGGTGGCAGAGATAGCGGGCAAGCCATGAAGCGGCTACAGGCGCGGCTGTGCGCGGTCCTGCGGGCGCATCTGTCCGAGGGAAAGGCCCCATACATTCCCGAGGCGGGCGCGATCTTCTGGAAAGCCTTTGCTGCGCTTCACGGCGCACGGCAGGAAGGCCCGCACGGGCCGCAGCCTATCGCCCTGGTGGAAATCGAGGCTTGGGCGCGGTTGAACCGCCTGCCCTTCCGGCCCGAACATGTGGCCGTGATCAGGGCGCTTGATCGGGTCTACCTCGATCACGCGCGGGCCGTGCTGTCGGGCAAGAGCGCAGGCCCGCTGCCGCAGATGACGCCCGAGCTGTTCGATGTGATGGTTTAGGGCTTTTTCGAATTGAATGAAAGAAACGCGAGAATGACGCCGAGGCCGAGGGTGATCGAGCCGGAGCCGAAAAGGACGGCAAAATAGATCTGGTGCATCGCGCTTTGAGCTTCTGACAGGGCAAGTGGGTAGAGCATCTGGCCAAGGCCCAAGATAATGACGGCGGCGGAGAGAAGCTGAAACATCTTAGAATTCCGTGCTGTGCGGGTTTAGGGAAGGCGGAACGTGACCGCGTGGTCGGATACTTCGACCTTTGCCGGAAAGCCTGCCGCGCGCAGCTTGCCCTCGACCAGTGCTGCCCTGGTATATTGTTCCAGATCGTCGTCACCTGCCAAGATCGACTTCACTACCTCGAGCGCCTTCTCCAAATCGTCAGGCACTTCCGGGTAACGCTCTAGCAGAGCGACGACGATTTCCGAATTCAGGCTGCGCCCCTTGCTGGCTGCCGCCGCCTTTATGCGGTTCCGAAGCCCGTCTGGAAGCCGCACATTCACCTTGTCAAGCTCAAGCTCTTTCGCTGGGATTTTTGCCATAGCTTCGCCCCTTTGCTTCATTGCTGGCATTCTGCCACCTCAAGGCGCTTGACGTAATGATGGCATATCGTCATTTTGGTGGCACTTTGCCACATCAAGGAAAGCAGAAATGGAACCGAAAAGCACCCAATTAAGGATGCCGCCCGATCTTCGGGAGCGCATCCAAGCGGCAGCGGCGGCTAACCGTCGATCGATAAACGCAGAAATCCTTTTTCGCCTTGAGAGAAGCCTTTCCGGCGAGTGTCAGGCGCAAGCCGGGGAGCGCGCAGCATGACCTTTCGCGCGATCTATGTGGCCCCGTGCCTTCGCTGCCGCCGTGATGTGGCGAAGATCAGCCAGGGGGCAAACGGTGGCTTCGACGTGGTCTGTGATCCTGCCGCGCAGGGCTGCGGGCGGCGGGGCGGATATGAAGGCTCTGAGGCCCTCGCGGTCGAGGCTTGGAACCTTTCGAACGATCGGAGCCAAAGCGCCGGGGCGCAAGCTCTGGTGGAGGCTGCAACGCGGCGCGCAGGGGGTGCGAGATGAAAGACTTTCAAAGCGGCTCGCATGTGCTGCCTTGCATCTGCGGCGATGAGGCAACGCCCTGCACGGGCTGGATGGGTCCACCGATGACTTACTACGTGCATTGCGCTGCCTGTGGCGAGTGGGCCACCGGCGAAACAAAGCAGGAGGCGGCGGCAGGCTGGAACGTCGCTGCCCGTAAGGCTCGGAGGGCGTGATGGGCAAGGCGAAGATGAAAGAGACGGCGGAAGATGTTGCCGTGAAGGAAACCGCCCTGGAGAACTCGGGCGCGCGCCTTTTGGAAATTGTGACCGGCCTTGAAGATACCTTGGAGAGGATCGACCTACTGAAGGAGATTTTCAAAGACCGAATGAACGCGGCTAAGGCCGAGGGCTACGACAAGGCGGCAGTCAAGGCCCTGATCAAGCGCCGCGAGAAGATGGCCGAAGACAAGATNNATGACGGAAGATCAGAAGAAGGCGCAGGCGGAGCTTTCGCTAGTCATCGCCACCTATGAGGGCGCGGTGATCTTGGCCGAGCTGGCAGATCTCGGGGAGGCGCTGACATGAAGCAGGCCCCGCTATTCGCTTCTGAGCTTACCGCAGCGCGCCTTCTGGACATGAAGCCCGCCAAGTTCCGGGAGCTGGTCGAGGCAGGCCATCTACCGCCACCGCATGACATAGGCGGGGAAAAGCGCTTCGATGTGGCAGAGCTGCAAAAGGTGGTGCGGGGCGACCTCATCGGCGGGGGCGATATGCAATGGTAAAGCCCGCCGAAAAGCGCTTTCTGTGGTCGCCCGAGCCGGGGCGCTGG